ACAGCTGACTGGCTTGCTGACGAGCTTTGTCGTATTCACCCTTGAGCTTGAGTTGCTCATACTGGTAAGCACGGTTAGCGGCTGCGTCGTTAGCTTCTAGCTGTGCCTGGTAGGCTTCCTGAGAGGCATGATAAGCTGCCATCTCTTGGTTGTAACGAGCAGTAGCGTTTGCTTGTTCAACCTGATATTGATACTGTTGAGCTTGTTGTTGGTAAGCGTACTGTGCTTGCTGTTGCTGATAGCCTGCAATAGATTGCAAACCACCCATTACGGCTGTTGCTGCACCAACAATAATAGTAGGTTCACACATTTGTCAATTTAGCAAATTCTACATACGTTAGTTTTTGTGGTCCCACCGTCGCATAACCAAGCTTCTTAAATCCAAGCATGTGGAGAAGCTTCATATGCATTCGGTTTCGTGGATCAGCTATGTTATGAAGCACAGCATAGGAGGTCTGTTGATCGACCCATTTCTTAGCCTCCTTGAAAAAGAGTTTTGGATAAGGGCGGACATGATCTGTGGTCAACATCCAAATCGCACCACAGTTGGCATCTGTTCTGGATACCCCCGCCATCCCACACAGCTGCCCCTTTACAAGAAATGCAATGGGGTCTTCGAGCTGCGAAAAGGACTCGGGTAGAACCTGATAAGGATTGTGGCCCCACCCGAGGATTTCATTTAGGTCATCCGCCTGGAGGTTATCAGCCAAATAGATGGTATCTTCAATTGTAGCTGGGCGGATTTCGTGGATCATACGGCTTTGATACCTTTGTTGTTATAGGTGCCTTCCCAAATCATAGTGATCAGAGCCAGGGGGAATGGCGCATCACATAGAATCTTAAGATCAGCATCACGACCCTTAGCCATGATTGGCACAATGTTTTCCGCGTTACGGATCATTGGTGCGCTGTTGGCTTCGTTTTGGTTGGCTGTGATCTGTGGGAAGTTAAGGGTAAATTCATTACGGCCAGGCACGTTAAGCACCGCCTGGAAGGGACCAGACTCGTGGCTATAGAAGCGAGCACGGTGAACCGTAGGAATGTTTAGCTCGTCTGCTTGCTTGTCTTGTTTGACATAGAAACCAGGGAACCTAGCCTCAGAAGTGTATTGATAGCCAAGGGCATACTCTTCGCTAGTCTGATCACCTTCGACAGTCACATAATACTTCTGTCCAACAGCACCACCACTGTCGTGAACAACCGTGGGGTATTGAACGTATGAGTTGTCGTTAGCACTAATCTTTACAAGACATGCCGTAGCGTTTGCGATGTTAGCCCCTTCTCGGAAGTAGATCCGGGTCTCATTATCAGCAGAAATGTAGGCCTTAGATGGGAAGTAATCAAACAAATCCAACCGAAGGTCAACGTACTGTCCTTCGAACAGAATAGCACCACCAGGGGTTTCCGTCAGCAGCTCAGAGTGACACAGGATTGGATAGTCATCACCTTCCAGAATCATAAAGATCTCATCCTCATGGAACTCAACAAGGAGTACCTCAGAGGGGAAGGTCCATTTAAACCAAGACGCCAACAGCCGTTCGTTGTCCTGGGTGTAATACCGGAACAAGTAAAGGGTGTTTGGCTCTTGGATAGATTTGATAGCAAAGACCGAGGCACTAAGACTGTTAGTGATCAGCTCAATACCATTAGGCATATACGACGGAATCAGCTTGCTGATGTCCTTACGGAGTGCCTGATCGACAGCAACTGAGATCTCGTTGACAGCAAGAGACTTGTCGTTTTCTTCAATAATAACAAAGCTACTGCCGATGTCCAGAGGAGTGATCTCTGTGGTGTGACTAAAGCTAGACAGTAGGTTAAGTTCAGCCGTAGCAGGTGAGAATGCTTCGGTTCTGGTTTGAAGAATATATTGTGAGTTATCCGCAAACAGCAGCAGACCAGTGGACTGTTGCAACGCATGGCGAAACTCCATCCGCGTCACCGAACCTGCCGAGATGTCGATAGGGTCGTTGTCAACAATGGTGATAACAGTAGACGGATAGAAGTTAAGGAACTCACCTGCTTGCGAGCAGACGATGTTCTCTTGACTCATTAGGACCAGGCGGTTCTTGAAGAACGAAATGCCTGTAATTTTTTCTCCAACAAAACTAGGACTAGGGGCTGACTGTGCGTCACCCACGGTACGCTGTTCCCAATACTGGGTAGCCCAAGTGCTGCCAGAAATAGTAGCAGAACCAACAGACGTAATCGTAAAGGTATCGCCTTCGTTGTTGGTAACTACATCATTTAGGGTGTAGTCTTGTCCAGCTTGGACAATGGTAACGCCGGTAATCTGTCTGGTTGAATTGACAGAGCTAACCTCAAGACGCAGGTTCTTACCAGTGCCACCGTAGACAGAGAAGTGTTGACCAACGTTCCAGCGAGCAGCACCATTAGAGGTGACGCCAACCGTTACGGGAATGCCGTTGACTGTGGTGGAGGTGGTAAAGGCAGCCGCAGCTGTTTCGCTCAGCTCACGGAAGGTATAGCTACCATCTGCTTCACGAATCAACGCATGAGGCATTGTGGTTGCATCAATACCTAGGACTTCTCCTGGCTTGATTGTTTCGACCCACACACCAGCACCTTGACCACTGCCGTTGCTGGTTTCAAAGACAAGGTGATAGTTGTCTGCGTCAGTATCGGCAGAGCCTGTGACGCTAATCACAGCACCGTCAATGAACTGAGCAGGCAGATCTTCTACGCCACCAACCGTGCCTTTGTAAGCCTTGAGGCCAGTACCCGACAAACTACCAGTAGCCTCTAAGCTGAAATCAGCACCATCAACTCGCTTAATGTGTATGTAGTTGGCGATAACTGTAGCTGTATAATTAGGGTTACCGTTAATACTACTAGCAAGGCCAGATACAATTGTGTCGGCGTTAAGAGAACTACCCGATGAAGTAGGCGTATTATAAGTAAAAGTAGTTCCGTCAATTTTGATGCGGTAGGTAGTGTCGTAAGCAATAGTTTGCAACGTCACATAACCAAACGGATCTTGTGCTGGTGAGGTTGTAGTATCGTCCTCTACCGTAATGCTACGGTTTAGCACAAACACATAGTCGTTAATCTGGAGAACCTCCAGGTCAGACCTTTTGACGTGGGTGGCATAGGTAGTAGCAGAAGCAGACAAAGCGTTGACTGTCTGCTGGACACCGCTCTGCGCGTCCCATACCTTTACCACACCTGCCGGTGTAATCTGTAGTAATAGTTTTTCTTCTAGTCCTTTACAAATAAAGAACCAACTACCATCGCTGGCAGAGTTTTCAATGCGACGAACAAACTGAGTGCCAGGCCTTTTGATAAGACCGAACGTCGGATCTGGATAATAGTTATCGCACTCGCGTAGCTGACCTGGAAGCATCAGCGAGTCTGGCTGTTGTGATACCCCACCCACCAGGCCGACAAGTTTTTGTGAGATAGCAGCCATAGTTATCGAGCAATAGCGCGGAATGGAGTATAACTAATGTAAAGATTCTGGCCAGTTTCTTGACCAAAGATATTCACATCGGAACTGCTGGTGTCATAGGCCAGGCAGTTAGACCTCAGAAGGGCCTCGTCTTGAGCGTTGAAGGTTACCATCTCTTGGGAACCTAGGACCCGTCCAGCAAAGACACGGGTAGAGCGTTGCGTAATGTAATCCTGGAAGACCTGAGGCAAGTCCTCAAAGTCGAACTTCCAGACCACATCACACTTCACGGTTGAGCCGGCAGTAAACGTGTAGGTGTGCTTGATCTTATCGTAGAGCTTGCCATCACGCAATACGGTCTGGTATTTCTGATTGTTAGCAAACTTGTTATCCGAAATCTGAAGCACGTTAGAAGGCACGGAGATGTTGCCAGACGTGTCAGCAAGGAACGGGTAGGCGACTTCGGTGTTGAAGTGCCAGCCTTCACCTTGTACTTCCCTATCGACCTGTTCAAGAATATCAACAGCGATAGCGATTTCGGGGTTAGCGACATCAAGGCTTACCACCGGGGCTTGCCCGATGCCACTAAGCATCTGGTTGATTGCTTCGAGTTTAGTAGTCATTATTATCGGGCAAGAAAAAGGGGGCCACTAAGGACCCCCACAGAAAACGTATGAAAAAAAGATCAGACGTTACGGAAAGCGCCAGCAACGGCGGTGCGGACAGAGCCACAGCCGTAGGCAAGGCGACCCACAATCACGTCACCTTGGTAGATCACCTTGGTGTCGGCACCGGTGGTTTGCACGCTGGGGCCAATGGCCTCAACGACACCAGCAGCGTCACGGTGGAAGATCAGACCACAGGAGTTGGTGAAGTCGGTACGAACGCCATAAGCGTTGTTCTCACCAGGAACAGCAGCGGCGTCGATCAGTTCGCCAGCAGCGGAGCCGTAGCGAGTCAGGAAAGGAATGTTGTTGGACTTGTAGATCTTGATACCAGCGATCTCATAGAGACCTTCGCCGGATTGCAGAGAACCACTGGTGTTGCCCAGATCGCGGTTGAGGATGTTGGTGTCAACCTGGCTGATCAGAGCATAATACTGACGAGGGCTGAGCACTGCGACGCGGCCCTCCTGGGGCGCTGCGACTTCGTCCAGACGGGCGGCAGCTTCGAAGAAGCCGTCAACCAGAGCCTGAGCGTTGTACTCGTTACCAGCACCGAGGTTCACCTCGAAGCCACCGGGTTCGCCGGTCACAGCAGCAGCAGTTTCAGCGGCTTGGTCAAGCACACGGAAGATGCGGCGGTCATAAAATTCTGCGAGGCTCTGGCCGATTTGACGGGCGATGGGGCCGCGAATGTCATATTGTGCCAGAACTTCGTCGAGGTTGTCAACGAAGGCGGAAGCGACCAGCAGGTCGTCCATCGAGATGGTGGTCTCTGCCACGTTCGGATCACCCGCGCCGAGGATCGCGGTGCCAGGCGTATGATAGCCGGCGGTCACGCGACCGGTGTGGATGAATTGGGCCTCGTTGCCGTTACGCAGGGTCCGGTTCATGACCAGACCTTTGGCAATAGTAGCATTACGGAAGGCCTCGTAGACCTCACCGGTAAAGAGTTTAAGGAATAGCGCCTGTTCGGCACCGGCCTGGTTTACCTGGCCTAGTTGAGTTACGGTTGCAGTCACTTGTCTAAAGTGTTGAAGAGTTTATTGATTGAGAGTGTCCCGGGAAAAGTTATTTAGTTGTGGGGTTTGTCCTTTGCATCGGGTGTCCACCGCAGCGGGCCAATGCTCCAGTCATGACTGGGTTTTTAACGAGGTTATCCCATCCTCAAGAGGCAGGGGGACATTGCAGTCCCCACGATCCGTTACAGCAGATCGCCGCTTGCAGCCAGTTTCTCTTGAATGTCCAGACGGTAGGCAGGGTCAGTACGATACCGAGGGTCACTGATAGCACGAGCCAGTTCGGCTTGGCTACGGAACCCTTTGACGACAGCGTTCTTCACAGACTTACCAGACACTTGCTTACCTTCAAAGCCAACAGCATCTTGGTAACGCTGGTTCAAAGATTGAACAGCAAAGAAGATAGCGTCTTTGTTGCCACTGTTAATAACATTATCAAAAGCAGCAACCTCGTCAGGCTTCAGGTTGTCTGCTGCCCAAGCAAGAGTTTCATTATAAGCAGACTCACCTCCAACAGAAGCCAAGATGGCATTAGCGTCCGAGTCAGACAACTGTTGGGGTTGAATCGATGCATTCTTTTGGAGTTCAAGGTATGCATCAATGAGCTGCTCAGAGGGCATCTCTTTGAGCTTTTGAACCGTCTCAGGTTTCAGCTGGTTGGAGTTACTGAAATACTCTTCAGAGGCTTCTTGGATGAACTGAGCGGCTTCTGAAGTAGGGGCTTCAGGCTCGGGTACATCAGAGTCTGGTGCTTCGCTGACATCTTCAGAAGTTTGTTCTTCTTTTTGTCCAAGCTTACTTTCCAGTTCTTTGTATGCTTTTTCCAAGTCTTCAGCGGACTTGAATTTACCAGCATACCGGAGTTCAGCTTCGGCGTCTTGTCGGGCTTGTTCATACTTAGAGCGATTGCGATCTTCTTCTTCGGCAATCAGCTTATCACCAAGCTCCACAAGGCGAGCTTCCTCAGCCTGACGGGCTTCGGTAACTGCGGGGTCGCTTCCCTCAAAAGTGATTTCAGCCATAGCGGTGGATTAGCAGTAATTAGTGAGTGGTAATTGAAACCATACCAAGACCAGGAGTGCTTACCCGTTTCTTTGGTTCAGGTTTAACTTTGTTTTGTTTGACACTGGGTTTGCCAGCCCGCTTCTTATTTGGTGAAAGAGGAGTGGGCTTAGCAGACGGTGCTTGAGTGACTTCAAAATCACTGGGGTTGAGCGGCGCTTGAGATTCCATTGACGGTGTTTTGTATTGCATCCATGACACCAGGGTTCTTATCAGGATCCATCATCGGAGCTTTTGCAAGCTGACCGGCTTGACCCAGCAGTTGTCCTTGTGCCATTTGTTGACGCATCTGTTGTTCCTCTTGCTGACGCTGATCGGCGGTCTTAACCAGCTTCACAGTGTCGATGCCTTGAGCAGCAGCCAGACGTTTGATTGCTTCTTCGGGGTCTACAAACTTAACCATTGCCTCAGGACCAAGGGCCTGGGACACAGTTTGAAGGAACATCATCAGGGACTCACGGTCTTGACCACGGCCAACACCTTCAATACCTGCGATGACGGTGGGGAACACCACACCCTTAGGAAGCTTGGGAAGGATCTTCGAACGTTGCAACACAAACAGCTTGCGCTGAAGGTAGGGCTGCAACAGTTCAGTGGTCAGGTTCCCATAGATACCACCCAGCTGTTCGTTGAGTTCTTGCTGGGTAGCGCGGATCTCTTCTGCGGTCGTCCGTTCAGACTGACGTACCGTAAGAATAAGAAACGCTTCACTCAGTCTCTGTGTGAGCTGAGTAATCATTTGATATGCGCTGGCAAAGTCAGCCTGCTTGGCTACTTGTACCACGGACACATCTTCTTGACGGCCTTGGATAATGGCTCCATTGCCGGCCTTTGCCAAAGTAGAAGGCTTGACGGTAGCAGAAGGAGATACCAGAAAGACCACCTTAGCAGAAGCAGCGGAGCCTTCGACCATAGCTTGCATGAGCCCCTCAAGCGACTTAAGATCACCGAGGTATTCTTCAATGCGGCCACGTCCGTAGTCTTCACCATCGACAATGTTAAAGCGAAGGGGCAGCCAGGGGGTTTGAGTCTTAGGAGCTTTGCCGTAGCTATCTTCTATGATCTCACCATCTACTTCTTGTCGCCAACGCCACTGTCCATCTTGGAGCTTGGCCCAAGTGTATACAGCAGCTTCATCCTCACCTACCGTGACATCAATAGAAGGAGTGGCAGTGTTGTCATCCACTCGATTGATGCCGGACTTAGGCTTCTGAAATTTTTCAGGTAGGAATTGACGGTTAATTGATTCAACAGTAACGATCTCAGTGGGTTGTCCCTCTCCATCACGGCAGACCACATAGCGGTCAAGAGGGTACAATTTGACACCACTCGAACCCATGTAGACCAGGACATTCCCGGTTACAATTAGATGTTTCATTGCCTGGTGTAGGATCACACGATCCTGTGATTCGGCAATGTGTTGCATGATAACCCGTTCCATTTTGGACAGGCTCAAGTCGATCTCAGATTTGATCTTTACATCTAAACTGGGGTCCGAGGCGAGCTTACCGTCGTTGATCTGAAGCTTAAAGAACGTAGCTGTCACAGGGAACAGACTAAGCATAAGCTTCGAGGCCATGACGTTCGCGCCTTTGGCACCGATTGACTGCCACGGGGTAGGAAGCTTCTGCCCATTGACAACCCCCGTAGGGGTCAGCAGATAGGGCAGAGATAGCTTCGCACAGTCACGGGCAGTATCCAGAAAGATCGTTCTGTCGCTGGCTAAGCGAGCGTAGCGTGAAGCGGCAGACGAGGTTTCCATTACTTAGATCCGGGAACGTTAAGACCAGAGGCCATGCCGGTGATAGTACCGACCTTAGCTTGAGGGCGGGCAAAGGCTTGAGCACCTTTGGCTTTACCTTCGACGCCACGGGTAGCAGCTTTACTCTTGATAGTTGCCACCTTCTCACCAGCGCTAACAGGAGCCGGAGGAGGGGCAGGGGGTGCCGGAGGCGGCGGGGGAGGCGCGGGCATCTCAGGGGCCGGAGGGGGCGGCGGCGGAGCCGGCATACTAGGAGCTAGACACATTTTGGGTTTTTGCTTTTAAGTACTTAATTACAGCAATAGCTCCGGCGCGAAACGAAAGCTCACGCTCGGAGATAGTGTGTTCTGGAAAGCGGTCTGGATACCTCTCTTCTAACTCAGCAATGAGTCTGAGAAGATCCACACGGCCCCCTACCACGAGGGCAAGGGGCACGTTTTGGTCATCCATACTGTGGAAGGTCAACGTTGGATGCCTCAAAGAACGCGGGCATTCTGCTTCGCTGCGTGTCCTTGAGGCCAGGTGCTTTACCCCGCTCATAGAGCGAGTCTGATTGGTTCATCCAGAAGTCCTTATCCAGATACTTATTCTCAGAAGAACCAAGGGTGTCCATCACCCATCCGACAGTCGCTCGGCGTAGTCGATTGAGGCTTGGTGTGGACTTGAGGCCCAGCTCGGAGCAGACCATCGAGTGTATGGCGACGTGGGTTTGCTCGTCTCGGCTGATGTCTGCTGCGGTGCTGCGGATTCCGATGTCTCCGTTGAATCGGAAGAAGGGAAGGATGACGAAGAAGACACTGCGTTCAAGGATAGCTGCTTTCAGAATTGGATGCTCTGGTGCTTCTAGCCAAGCCTTGAGGATGTGCTTTGCCTCATCTTCATGCTTCAGGTCTGCACCGTGGGCATCAATGACATAGTTCAAAGCCTGGTCGTGGCGCTCTTCATCCAACTGGTTGGACATCAAAGCTTCACGCAGGCCAGGCGTGTTGGGCAGTTCGCGATCGAGTCCCTGCTGTAGGAACTCACGCACAGGCAGTTCGAGGTGACGGAGCCCAAGGGCACGCTTGAGCGTGTCCTCAGACCCATCAACCACCTTGCCTTTTTGAACAGCCAAAGGCGTCCATTTACGCTTTCGGCTGACGACTTGATCGTAAGGGGAAGTTGCGTTCATTCTCCGCAAGGAATACAAATTTCGTTTTCTGGTTCTACTTGTTTGGGACAGCCGCAGTCGGGGTCAACCTCGGTCTCAAAACCAAAGAGGTCTCGGAAGTCCTCATCAAGCGCAGCCAGTGCATCGTCCTTGGACTGGGTGTCCGGTTGGACTTGGAGGCTGTAGTAAAGGCTTGTCTGAGGTGAGTTCAACCAAGTCTGGATGAAGCCCCGATCGTAGGTAACAACGTCAGACCAGCTGTTGAAACTGTAACCGTGGAAGAGAAGTGTGTCACGGTAGAGTTTGACAATACCGTCCACCACTTCGGTGTAAGCGTCCCAGCCTACTTCAGCTGCAATCTCAACATCCGGCGGGTAGTCATAAGACTGGACTCCAAAAGTGCCACTGTCCCGATCGACGTGACGACTGATAGGAGGGGCCAGCTCGGGGGCAGTAGTATACCCACGAAGATCGACGTTGTTGTAAGAGCAAGAAGCCGTGGGTGCGATCGCAAATGCTCGATCCATGTTGTGGAGACGAGCGATCTGTGATGACAACTCAATGGCCTTTGCGAGTTCAGATACAAGGCGATAAGCCGGAGTGTCCTCCGGTTGATGAGTATGGAATTTGGTTAGGGCGTTTCCAAACTCTTTATAAGTGACGCCGTTCTGGCACAGGAAGTTAGCCAGACCAAGGATGCCGAGGCCAACCTGACGGTCAGTCTCAGGAGGAAGGTATTCCCCAGTCTCACCCACACCGGTCTTGCCGTGGAGATCAACCAGGGAAGTCATTCCATCAACAAATGCATCCGCAAGTTCACTTGGTTTACATGCACCAAGGTTAATATGCTGAAGCAAACAAGTGCCACGACTGCGGAGATACACCTCCAAACATACATTACCGTAGATACGAGCGCCGTAAGAATCGTAGCGAATCTTGTTGAGCCAGATGTCACCTTTCTTAATGCCTTCGATAGTAGCTTCAACCAATTCAGGCGATGCCTCAATCAGGAAGTTTGCATCTACATCAAGGCAACGCTTAACCCAGGGCAGCTCAGCTCGAGTCGCATTAACAAACTCAAGTGCGTCTGGGTGCGTATAATCGAGGTGCAACACACATGCGCCGTTTTTGTAATGGCCGCCCCTACGAATGACTTCGTTAAGAGTAGAATAGATACGGCCAAAGGACACAGGACCAGAAGCAGTCAAGCCCTTACCGTTCTCTGCGCCCTTGGGACGGAGCTTGGATAGGTGGACAGCAACACCAGCACCATTACGCAAGGCGTGACTGACGTAGCGCCAGCTGGCCTCCAGACCCTCCGGTCCCTCCATGCTGTCATCGACAACAAAGACGGTACACGAGACTGGCAGGCGGGACTCAGGGTTGTCCATCCAATTTTGAACACGGCCAGTGCGTGCGATCTTTTGAGGGGTGGTCATGTCAGATGAGGTCGTCGAGAACAGGAGGTTGGTAGTTGGGTCCCTTCAAAACTTTTCCATCGTCACGGCGAAGGGGTTTACCGTCAACGAGTTTGCTCATGTTCGACTCGAACACGCGCCGCATGGCACTGTCTAAGTCCCAGCCACGAGCGGCTGCAAATTGGTAACAAACAAATACCAGATCAGAAAGCTCTTTGAGCAGATGAACACGGGTCTCATCAAGGGAACCAAGGTCACTGAACTCATGGTCAAATGCTTCAGAGAACTCTTCGAACTCTTCTTTAATGAGATCAAACTGGAGTTCATGAACACGTTCATCTGTCGTAGCCAGGGGCTGACCCATTGCTTGACGGAACTCAATCGCTTGCTGAAACAGTGGTTTCATTTGGACAGGAGGTGCTGGATTTTGCGGTTGACGTAGGCCTGAACCTTGAGCCAGTCATCTAGCTCGGTCTCTTGGCCCTTGAACCCTGCTCGACAAATGTACTTGATACAGTTGCCGGCAAGGTAGTCCAAATCTTGATCAATTATGAAGTCCCAAACTTCAATCGTCCCCCTCTTGTAGTGACTGGGACTTGACTTGGTCGAAGAGGTCACGGTAGGCAGGGTTGCGTCTAATTTGAAAGAGCTGGACTTGCGTAAGTAATCGTCCCAGAACTCCAGGTCGGAAAGACTGTCGGTCGATCCAGAGCTGGACTCTGAGTTTAGTTCCTCTGATTCGGAGTGCCACCCATGTGGGTAGTCCGGCGAGGAGAAGGAGAAAGTATTCGAAGACATTAGGCGCTGCTACATAAATGATTAGTAGAACGAGCGCTATGTCGAGCCCGTAGATGATGGAGGGGTCCATAGGATTGGCTCCTTAGTGGTGGAGTTGTACTCACCAGGCCGGAGAATCCGGGCGAGACGAGCGTTACGGATGGCATCGTCAAGAGAGAGGCCCGCTTTTTCATAAGAGGCCACCACAGACTGCCATGGATCTTCAGCTTTGGCAAGTATCTTTTCGGCACCTTTGGCACCAACGCCAGGTACGCCTTTGTAGCCATCCACCGGATCACCCGTAAGGCATTGTCGCCAGAACCAGTAGTCAGCTTCTTCAGGTGTGGTAAAGGTCAGCTCTTCCCCGTTGAAGAGGTTGCAGCTGATCTGTTTCATGTCCTTGTCAGGGCTAACAAGAATAAAATCGCGAGGATCGAGATGACATTCCAGACCCAATGCGTCGTCTGCTTCGATGTTGTCATAACGGATAGTCTTGTAATGGTTAGAGCACCATTCAAGAAGCCGTTTGTACCCGACCGGTTTCCGCTTGGTGCGTTTACCCTTGTATTCAGGGTCAATAGTTTTGCGGAAGTTCTTGCTGTCCGAGAAGAACAACAAGACACGATCGGTATCAAAGCGTCTCTTCAGTTGATTGATGTCTTCTTGGAAGCCACGAATGACTTCCTTGAAGTTACTGTAGATAGTGATTACATCACCACCCCAATCAAGTTCTTGCTCATTGACCTGACACCTGCGGTACGCATAGTAGTCAGCATCAATGCGAAGCTCAGGCTCAATGACAATCGGCCCAGGTTTCTCCGTCTTTTGCTTCCCCTGCGAGGGGGACTTTGAGGTTGTAGTACTCGCCCGCTTGGACGATGGACCATTCGAGCGCGAACTTGGCATCTTCGGTTAGTTGTGGTTTGACAGCGAGTTGGATTTCGTCATGGATCCATCCGAGCCATTGATAATCAACGCCCCAGACGTGACCCTGTGCTTGGAACCAGTCGTAAAGGATTACATTCCAACGCTTGCACACAATCGCTCCAGCGCTTTGGAGGAGGTAGTTGAGGGCAGCGTGTTTCTTCCCTTGTAATTTGATGGGTCTGCCATCCAAGCCAACAATAACGTCAGACTCAGCACGGTGCCCAATAGCGTCAAGGAGACTCTCGAGTCCTGGAATTGCCGCCAAAAATTTTGCCCTAATTTTTTTGCCAAGTTTTTTCGCATCAGTTTCATTTAACGATTTGTCTAGACTTGATCCGATTTTCTTATCCGATGCCCCATAAATGAAGGCATAAGTAAGAGTCTTGACCTCTTTACGAGTACAACCAACACGATCAGCATTCTGTTGGTGAATGTCTCCGTTGACTACAACGTCAGCGAACGCACCACCATCAAAGTAACTGAGATAGTGACCAAGCATGCGCAACTCCAGGCCGGAAGCATCGGCAGCAGCCTGACGCATACCGCTACCAGGACCAAAAAGTTGACGACAACGAGGGTCCGAACTCGTCTGGCCAAGATTTGGTCGGGAATGGGCGTTGCGACCGGTGTTGGTTGCAAGTTGGCAAGTATGGTGGATCCTTCCTTGGTTTGTGACCATTTTAAGCCAGGCGTTGGTTCCGTCACTGAGCTGCCCGAGGGCTTTTTGCAGTTCCAGAATCCGAGCGAAGGTTTTTGATTCTTCGGTGTCGATGGCTTGGAGGACTCCTTCGTCAATCTTAGGTGCTCCGGTATCTGTAAATTGTTCAGGCTTCCAGCCCCTGAACGTAGCAAACGCCCATCCGATGTGCTGTCTGCTGGTGGGGTTGAACTCCTTTAGCTTACAGAAGCTAACACCTTCGAGGTAGCCCTTGGTTTTGTTGTTGCGCTTGGGCGTCATAAGTCCACCGTCCACATGGGGGAACGTGTCCCGCATTTGATCGGCAAGCTTGTCCATCTCTGTTCTGAGAGTGGACTCCAGCTTTTGCGCAGACTCAACGTCAAAGGGCCAGCCAGAGGCCTCCTGCTTCGCCATGATGATGGCTAGGCGGTGTTCGAGGTCAATGGCTTGTGAATGTTTTTCGAGAGGGTTTCCAGCCTTCTCTTCAAACACCTGGCGATACAGGGTTTCAACAACGTGAACGTCCTGTTCGCAGTAGTCTTCCATTTCTTGAGACCACTCGGACCAATCGGTGTCCTTACCAAACTCACCCTTGTAATCACCGAGGCGATAGCCCCAGGCTTCAAGGCTGTGGCGTCCAAAAAGCTTCATCGGCATAGCGACAGGACGCTTGCGATAGTCAATGGACAGGATGTCTGGGTAGAACATCCGACTGAGAATCAACGTGTCGAGAATCTTCGCCGTTGGTTCAAAGAATGGATAGATCTCTTGCAGCGCTGGTACGTCAAAGCCGATCACGTTATGACCAACTAGGAAGTCAGCTTCTGCAAGCATGTTGACACCAGTAGTCACAGACTCGTGAGTACCGCTGTCGTTGTACCGAAGGATTTCTCCGGTATCAAGGTTTTTGGTGACGATGCAGTGGACACAGCTCATGCCTTTCCTGGGCAAGCCGTTCGTCTCAATGTCGAAGGCTAACCTAATCATAGGCCCCAATACCCCGGTTCTTCCGTTTCGAGGGTTTGCTGCGTAATAGGATCCGGTTTACCGCACTCCATACAGAAGTAACCGTCCGGCTCCATTTCCGAATAAAAGAAGGCGTTGCAGCCGCAGGTACAAACAGCATCTACCTTAATAGTCTCCAAAGGGGTCAGATGCTCCGTCAAATGATCGTTTGGATGAGGATGGGCCATCGAATTCAGCATTTAGATCTTCAATCATACGACCAGTTTCCTGGTTGTAAATAATGGTTGATGCTTTGCCAGTCTGTCCATTGAAGCGGTTCTTTAGAACTCGCACCGTGGCATGACTGTGGCCGGAAGAAAGATTGCGTTCGATTGCAACTACCATGTCAGATAGTTGAACAATGCTATGACTTCCTCTCAATTGTCCAAGACTAACTTGTTGTCCGTCTTCGTGACCTTTGTCACCTTGGGGACGCTTGAGGTGGCTGATAAGAATCATACCGACTCCAGTCTCTTCAACAAAGCTACGAAGCTTGGTCATCGTCACGTCGATTAGTTTCCTTTCGTCGTGCGACTCATTCCCAGACATAAGAATCGAGAGGTGGTCCAGGATGATCCACTTGACCTCCTTAGCCTGCGCCATAAAGCGACAGTCACTAAGGATCGCCTCAGGATCGACCGAGCCAAACCCGTCACGGAGGAAGACCCTGCCCGTGCCAAGGCTCGCATCGAATGCTTCTTTGAGTTGTTCGGATGGAAGCTCATTGTTGAGATGAAGCGGCTTCTCTGCTTTGACTGACATAAGCCGAAGAGCAGTGCGTTGCAGCGACTCTTCGAGCGCAATGTAGCCAACATTTTGGGACTGGTCAACCAATGCTTGGGCTACTTCACCACAAAAGGTGCTTTTACCCACGCCAGAACCTGCCGTTACAGTAACGAGTTCCCCCAGTCGTAGTCCAGAAGTAAGCTGATCAAGGCCACTAAAAGGCCAGTCAGCATCCCTACCATGTAAAGGGCGAGAAGCCAGATCGAAGAGGTCTCTTCCGTCGATGACGGTTTTTGGAGAGTAGGGTTTCTTCTGCCAAAACGCCTGACGTATGGCATCAGCGTCTTTGGCAACGATTGCTTCGTTGGCATCTTTGTAGCCTGCGAGGGTGGCTATGAAGATCTTTGAGTGGCTGAACAGCTGAGCGCATTCCGCTGCTGCGGCTTTGCCTGCTTCATCCGAATCAAAGAACAGAACAATCTCTTCGTAGCGATCAATGAACTTGTATTGATGCTGAAGAGTTCGTTTGCCGCCCTTTGCACCAGCATCCAAGCTGACCACTGGCCAGTTGGGACGGGCCTGCCAGACGCTCATGGCGTCCTCTTCGCCCTCGGTGATGACAATAGTTTTGTTATTGCCTTTAGCACCTCCGAAGAGCTGCTGACCGAACAGGGCGTGGTCCTCATTCTTGCCAACCCAACGGATGTCTTTGTCCGGTGTCTTGGTTTTGAATGCGACTAGCTGACCGTCGCTGTTGTAGTACGGGAAACGGAGCGTTCGAGAAGCAGCGTCATACCTGACGTTGAACTTCTTTACGGTGTCTTCAAGAAGACCCCTGGAACGAAGAGGAATGATGTCCCCGGTGAAATCCATTGCGACGTTGGTGCGTTGCGGCTTGTGAAAAGAAGTGCTTTCGCCATCACCATGCTCATAGTGACCGCAAGAGAAGCAATGCCCATGACCATCAGAATAACGACCAAGGGCATCACTAGACCCACAGTGATTGCATGGTTCATGACGAACAAACTCACTGTCGGTGTCAATCATTTGCGGCCCTGACCACGGTAGGGCTTAGCGCCTTTGGGTGGGCGCTTGCTTTTCTTTTTCTTGCCGATAAAGACTTTACCCGCAAGTGATTTGGAAAAGGTTTTCATTCAAACCAGTCAATGGGAATGTTGTGGGCAGCACACCAAGGGAAACCATGCTTCTCCGCCCACATGGAGTAGGTGGTTTTGGATTGCTTGGTGATGGTGTTGTGAGGAGCCTGGAAGACCAAGCGGATGTCAGCCTCAGGATGCTGCTTCTTTACGGCAAGCATCTTGCGTCTGTCTTCTGGTTTGAACCAGCCCTTGGCTTCCAGCATCACCCCATTGGGTAAGATAAAATCAGGCTTATAAACGGCTGATAAGGTGTAATCTAACTTAACGGTTTCGTATTCAAAGGAATAATCGTTTTGAGATAACCACTTACTAAGCCGTTCTTCAAGACGAGAACGGTACTTAGTCATTAGAACGGAAGGTCGTCTTCAATTGTGGTCGAACCAAGCGCATCCTCGTTTGGCTCAAACGATGGAGAACTTGACTTGAAACCGTCTGTAGTACCAAAAATGCCAGCCACGTCCTCAGCACTAAGCTCACCACTATCAGACCCGCCAGGGCCGACCAGTTTGATAACTTGAGCACCTCGGACTTTGAAGGAAAGGCCAATCTTGGACGCCATGGTGTAGGGCTTGAGGTCAATGATGAGCCTCACGTTGGTCCCCTTCCAGATAGGGGTCTCAGGGTCGATGGGCTGACCATCGGTGTCCACCCAGGGGAACATGGGGTTGTTGCTTTCACCGCCGTAGCTGTATTTGAAAGCACCCTCGTCGTCCCACTTGGGCAGTTCTTCGGTGCTGCGCTTGCCAGCCATGCGGTTCTTACCCCATGCCATAGCACGCTCATAGACCTCGTCAAACTTGCCCATGTCTTCCTTGCTCAGACGAGCAGAAAAGCAGCAGTTGTTGAACTTGCCTGCGGGCTTCAGGGCGTTGACGTAGCCCTCAAGGGTGGTGGTGATTGTGAAACGTTCAGACATGCGTCAGAAGGTGTGTCAGTTCAGCGGTGGTGGAGATGAGGTTGTGGTCCGAGACAAGCTCGTACAACTCCTCCATACTATCGTCAATGGCCGGATCGTACAAGGTGTGAGCATAGAGGACTTCATCCATTGTGAGGTCATACTGCTCCATGATCTGATGGATCCGGTCAACGGAAATCATCAGCCACATGCTGTTTCCTCTTGGACTCCATCGTCGACAAGGCCCTCAGTAAGTGAGTCCCACGTCGTGTCGAAGGCTTCAAGACACTCAATGATGTCCTCACCATTCTCAGCAGAGTAAAGAAAAGCCGCTTGGGAAAATTCCCTGACAAGGTAGATAAAGAAATCAGAGTACTCGTCGGCGGTGTAACCATTCTCAACTAGCTGTTCAAACTCTTCGTGGAGGTTTTCAATGATCGACTCACGAACACCGAAGTGATCCGCGAGTGTTTCGAAATCAGCGGTGGTCATTAGCAGAAAAAGTAAGCGGAGTTTTGGACATCATTGATGTCGAGGGTGTTGATCATGACCGACTCGTCAAAGTCCATGCCCAGCTGCTCTGCCCAGTTTTTGAGCACAGGCTGTGAATAGATCTCAACGAACTTGTCACGGATCGCAGCTGCCATGCCGTCCATGTCACAGGAACGACCCAGCACACAGTCATGGATGACAGTGAAGGGACGGTCCCATTCAGCAAAGACAAGATGCAGCAGGGCTGCGTCAAGGCTGTGGACAAGGTTAGGAGCAGCTGCTGTGGATGCTTTCTTCAGGTCAACCTGACGTTCTTCAAATGGTTTGAGAAGATTGGTCTGGATACGTTGGCCAAGAAGCTTGGTGTTGATACGTTCACAGTCATTCTTCCGATACTCCTGAACGACAGGGAAACCAGAAGGAGTCATCCATTCGACTCTGGTGTTGCCTTCCTTGATCAGGTCACCTGCTGTCTTCTGGATAAATTCCATAGACCGACAAGGACCAGCAAAGACCTCTCTGACCGCATAGCGATAGATGGCTTTGACAATGGCTTGCAGTTCACCGGGTTGAAGTTCGACACCTTTGAGTTCCTGACGGATGTACTCACGAGCGGAGTTCTCCGTCACCCCATATGGTGTGGTCATCACCGTTCTTTTGCAAGTCTTCCTAGTGATTTCTTTATGAAGTCTTTCAGGTAAGACCTCTTTTGCTTTGGCGGCAACAATGGCATACCCGTCAGAGGGTTTCTCTGTGGGGACAACGTTGACCATTTCTGCTGCGGTTTTGTCAAGCGCAAGCGCTGAGAGATGTTGGAGACCAGAGCAGGTAGCATCGACACCGACAGGAAGACCAGAAGTTGTTTTTGTTTTGGTGATGACACATTCATAAAACTCAAGGGCAGCAGCAAGAAAACACCAGGGTTCTTCGACACAAGACCACTCACTGATAGTTCCCTTTGGATCAGAAGCAATACGAGTAATTAACTCATAGTTGTCTTTTGCCCATTGGATTCTATCTTTGAGTGGAGCTTTATCAAGACCAAAAGTAGTAGCTACTTGAAAAGACAACCACCACTCATTTACTGGTCCTTCTTCTTCAAAAAGAAATAAACTCTTTTCAAAGTCTGTGCCTTGAGGACTGAGGCTTGTGGGTATTGGATATACCCTACCCCGGAAGTCAAACGACCAGGGTATCCAGAAGGTTTCGTCTTTGTATTTGTTAGAAACAAACAAACACTCAGTCGATCGATAGTTCTTCTGCGCCAGTGTTGCGTTGTGGTCTTCGATCTCAGTTCGAGCCCGCTTGTACGCTTTACGTTCCTCCTCGGATGCATCATCCCAGGGGTCTGGCTTTGGCGGTGGAGGTGTTGGCTCCTCAGCACGGAACTTACCCACACTGATGCGGTGTTCCTGGCAGAAGTTGGCGACCTCAAGGATCCGTTGGTTGATCCGGTAAGGCACCTTCTGAAGCCGGTTGAGCATGACGAGCGCCTTGCTATCCGGTCCAACTGAGCACCTTCTTGAGGATCGAGCCCTGATCAGGCGATTGAGCTTCCTCAGATCGTTGGTCAGATACCCCCCTTTGCGGTCCCCTGTCCAGTCGTTTGGCTCACACAGCATGGGCCACAGGCAAGCAGAAAGGCTCTCAGCCTGCGCTAGAAGCGCCTCCTTGTGCTCCAAGAACTCGGGTAGGTAGGTGAGGATGGTCACCTCCTTTTTGGGGGTCTTACGGACCTTTCTGGAGCCCACCCATCCAGTGGACTCAGCCAGCCGATCAACCAACCACCCGCCAACGAGGTGACGAACAGCTGTTGACCAGTGATCAGGGTCCCACTCCGCACGCCTCATGGCCTTGCGAAACCCCTGAACCTTGTTGACGTAGCCTTTGTGTGCTGTAATGAACAGTTTTGCGTGGTTGAAAAGATCAGGATGAGCTGCCTCAAACCGATCAAGCATGATCTGATCAAAGACCAGACGTGCCACATGACTACACACATACGCATAGGTGGGCCTCTCAAGACGAGGGACCCCAAGCACATCAAGTACACCCTTGACGGTGATCAAAGCCAACACAGCTGGATCACACTCCTTTACATACACAGCAGCAGCTGCCTTGTCACTCGCCCAGCCTTGGCTGATACGGTGGAGACGTTCGCTGATGCTGTTGGTGGTGACGGATAAACCTTGCTTGATAAACGCATTGCCATAGACCGTAGAGCTGGCATACGTCCGCTCCTCTGCGGTGCGTGTGCGTTCCCTCAGCCTTCTGATTGCCTCTGTGCGGGCATCAAGCTCTCGCTGAAACTGTCGGGCGAGTTGGTCCTTTGTTGCCATCAATCCTCGCTGTTGTGGTCAATAATGCTGCTACGAGCTTTGCGAATCACGATGATGTTGCTCAACAACGTGATCAAAGCTTGGGTCAAGTCTATCTCATCTTCACTGCCATCTAGACCCAATTGTGCGGCAAGTAATTTGTCGGCTGGTCCATCTTCAATTGCTGGATCCAGTATGTCCGCATGGGCATTGACAGTTCCCACAAGATCAGTACACCGATCAACAGCCATATGCTGGAGTGTATAAAGGAGATCATCGTATTCGTCAGACTTTGGAGTGGGGAACGGCATGTCGTGCTTTCTTGTTTTGGGTGGTGATTGCTAGCAGCATTGCTAACTGTTCTTTGCGCAAGTAAGAATACTGCTTGAGTTTCTCACGCTTGGCTAACTGCCGTAGCTGTCGCCATGTCATGCAATCATGGAGAATTGCAGCGAGTTCATCTATGGTGATGTCCATTGTGGAGTGAGAACAACGTTGACAGAAAGAAGATCCACCTCTGGATACAACTCAGCTAGTTGCTGAATGACGTGTGTCTTGTTGTGTCCATAAAAGCAAATCTCACGGTGATCAGATAGAACAACAGTCCATGACTCAATCTTGTCCACCTGTTTTCCTCTTGGATCGCATACCAAGACAGTGCTCAAGATGTGCCTCTTGAATCATGCGCTTGACTGCCATGACGTTGGGGTTTTCAGTCAAAGCAGCAGCACGAAACACCTCTACAACAAAGGTACGCTCTGAGTTCGACAGTGCTGTAGTCCCAAGGGCTTCAATTTTGATTAGAAGGTCTTCAACAGTAATCATCTGATTGAATAGGGCAAACGATAGGGTTTAGCTGTACCAACTGCCTTCCGCGATCCGGTGGCGGATGTCTGCTTCGATTTGCTGGAGCGTTTGTTGCAGGTATCCGAGCCGGTATCTTTCGGATTTTGATTCATCGTCGAGCACTCGATATGCATTGTTGATAAGGCGGAGGGACAGGGTAGTGTTGCGCTCAAGGATCGAAGGATCAATCCGAGCAGCGTCAGCATCAGGCCAGACAGTCATGATGAGATGTGGTTGTGGCCGTCCCCAGTCTAGCGGGAATGCGGCTTGTGAATATAAAAAGAATTGGCAAAAAAAAAGAGGCCCTTAGGCCCCTTGGTACATGTTGCAAACCTCAATGTCGAGCACTTGCTCATAAGGTTTACAGTAGTGTTTGGCTAGGATCTCTGCCTCGTCCCTTGATCTAGCCATGATGACCATTTGTTCTTTGATGAACCAGCCACCACGACCAGACTTCGTGCCAAACGAGACGTAATACTCATGCTTCATTCGTTGCCTCTTTGTTAAAGTTGGCACGGAACTTGTCAGTGTACTCGCCAAGGGCATGCTGCGCCTCTTTGAGAGACCTATCGTTCAGGTCAAGAGACTCTTTGATGCTGGCAATCTCAACACACTTGCGCAGCATCATGTCTTGGATCATGTCCTGAGCGGTGCTGTAGCGCCACCAGTACGTCTCACCGTCACGGCCAGTGATACGTTCCAAGACCTTGTCTTCCTCAGCATCAGTCTCAGCATGTCCCATCTTGTCGATGAGCATATCTTCTATCACATCAAGCGACATAAGATCACGAAGCTTTGGCCTTGTCTGCGACATGAGCAGGTCTTTGTTTTTGTTTAGACGTTGAACGTCTGCGCAGTGGCCTTGATAGACCTTGTCTTGTTGCAGTGCGGTGAACCAGCAGTTTGCCATTGGATTAGGTGCGGATGGCTTGTGATGAATGGTAGATCAGCTGTTGCGATCACCAAAGAATTGGGCAAAGGTCTGTAACAATTCGTAATCATCAAGACCTTGGACATGGAGAACCACATCAATCAACTGAGGTAGATCCTCTAGGTCGATGTGTTCCGATAGAAAGAACTCTATCAGCTGGTTCTCCATTAGTTCACGTTTGGAGACGTGCATCATGGCATGTAAAGCGACACAGCCTCATTGGCTAAAGCTCCATCAAGTATCTCAACCCAAGAGTTAGGGTAAAGATCACAAATAGAATCATAGGCTGCGTCTGCTTCTTCGTAGGTTTGGAACCTAGCGTAGGGCGACCAATTGCCCGTAGACTCGTTGAAGATACCAATGGTGACTTTCATTTGCAGGAGAAATCAGAGAGACCATACCAGCCATCTTGAGACATCTCGGTGTCTTTGTTGAGTTGGCCATCGTGAAGATACCAGACAAAGTCTTTCTGATGTACTCCGTCTTTGAATGATCCAAACGTTTTGAGAATGGCATTCAGTCGTGATTTGGTGGTGTTGGTACGATAGCCAGCGTGACGCACTTTGATGTTGAGTTGGTCAACTTGTGCAATCTCGCTACCATGAAGGTAGACATGATGCACGCCAGCGTCATCACGTGTTACGCTCGTGTTGTCTTTGCACCAGTGCGCAGCATCGTCGCAAATAGCCTGGCACATGTCGCGTTCAATCTTACGCATGATGATCAGATGAAAAGGTCAAGAGTAAGAGCACCAAGGCCAGCCATCAAGAGAAGAAGACTGACTGATGGAATTGTGACACAGGTCGCAGCAACAAAGGCGACACATCCAAAGAACATTAACATTTAGTAACCTAACCAGAAGAGCAGGGCTTGAGCGTTGCGCTGATCGAGCCAAACAGGATCAACACCGTGGTTGTCTTCGTAGACCTCCGCAAGTGTGAAGCCGTGTTGTTTGAGCAGTTCGGTAGCGTCACCGAAACTGAGATTGCCGTGGTGGTCGGCTGCGTCTAGGACGCTCTCCTCAAATGATGCGTACATGTCGGGGTGGCCAGTCGGTGGCTTGTGAGAGTATGGAATGAAACAAGGCAAAAAGAGAGAAGCCTGTAACATTCCGTAACAAATGGCGTCCGTGGGCCGGATGTGTGCCGCTTGTTGAGTACATATTGCCGCGGATTGCTGGGTTGGCAAGGTCGTATTGACAATTCGCAACACTCACGCAACATTTCGGCAAACGGGCACAGATAGATAGTAGATAGAGATTAAATATAAACAATTGCACCGCACAGTTTGTATAAACAACTGCTGCCCGCGTTACTACACGTTACATTGCGTTACATTTATACTTACAACGGCATAGGGGGCGGCCATAAATCTAAAACAGCGGGGGGTATTGGGGGGAGTCGGGCCGATCGCTACAGGCGTAAGGGGTTCGCATTTTTGTGTCAAAATTTACGAGTGACGCCTAGAAGGCCCCGTAGAGGCCCTCCGAGGAGCTTTAGGTGTACTGACACCTGAAGTGAGTCGGAGGGGTCTTGTAGGGGCTAGAACACGTCTCTGGACGTGATCTGTGCGTCAGCTACGGAGTACGGAGCAGAAGGACGACGCCGAAGACGATTCATTGCTTCTTCATAGAAGACCGAATCTGTCTTACCACTGCGTTCTAATGCTGTCTTTACAGCCATCCATTTTTCGTACTGCTCATGTGTCATCTCTTCCATTTAAGTGCCCTCGCTATGAGAGGTAGTTGTTGGATGAAAATGGTCTTAGCCGAATCAGCAATCTGTTGATGTTCGAGCTGCGTACCGTTAGCAGTACGAAGATCGATGTAATGAATCCAAGAACGAAGCGTGCCGTTCATGTAGAGCCGCGTTGGCGCGTTCAGCGGCAACACCGCCCTAGCACATTCCTTGGCAACCCCTGACGACACCATCTCGTGGTAGAGGTCTTCTGCCTCTGCGTAGTGCTGTGCTATGCGTCGGTAGAAGGACTGGGTTTGTTCTGGAGTCAGATCATCAACAGAGTTCTGTCGGTTCTTTGTGTCTTGTCTACGCAGGTGAGGAAGATCAATACCCCCAAGCTCATCCATGCGTGCATACCGTTGGCTGAACTCTTGAAAGCTAAAGCTACGGTGACGCAGTATTTGAGCTGAGATTGATCGAGTAGTGTTGATTTCTAACACCATGTTAGCCATCTCAAAGATGGACCAATGACCGTGCTTAATACAATATCCAAGCAGCTTCTCCACGGTCTGGTGGTTCTCTTGGTTTTGCGGATTACTTACTCTGGCACAGTAAGCAATCATTTCTTCTGCGTCTGGGTTAATAGAAACAAGACGACAAGTAGTCATTGGTGTTGGTAGAAGAAGAACAAGGGGTATACGTTATGGTCTGCTTTGTTGGTCTTTTTCAAAGATTATCCAAAGCTAACGCTCGGGGCTTCGCCCCTCACTAACCATAGCTAGTTAGGGGTTATCTGGTTTGGGTTGTCTTTTAAAGAAGACCCCCCTATAATCCCCCCAATTGGGTGTCGATTCCGTCTTCCCTAACCGCTCGTCGTGCTCGCCGAAGGCGTTGACAAAAAAAAAGGACTGTGGTGCTTATGGAATCGACTCGTGAAACGTTGGGAGGGGGGGACGATGGGGTTCGGTCCCCCCCAATACCGCTGTTCCACACCGGAAGGCACCACACTTCCGGTCCAAGTGAGCACCTTTTCTTAAACCCAGTGGTGGATTACGTTTTGGTCGGTCTGTAGGTTGTCGTAATTTGCGCCCAAAACAAGGCGATCTGTGGCCGTCTGAGGGTGTTCTTGGAACGCTCGGACCATCTTGGCCCAGTCGTCCCGCTTTGCTTGAATGAGAGCCTCTTTTGCGGAGATGGCAAGGATGTCTTGGAAGTACTTGACCCCAAGGGCAAGCGCGTCTACCCGGTCATCGTGTTTAACGGCCCCCTTCTCACGACACATCCTGGTAAGCTGGTACATGAGCATACGGGGAAGCCGTTCTTCTGGACTTAGGTCTGGATTGCTGGTATAGTCCCACTCAATCAAACGTTGGTCAATCACGAGACGATGCTGGTTAAGCACCGGTTCCAGTGTGTCGATGATGCGGTCTTCCTTCCGCGTGGTAGCACGCATCTCTTCGAAGTCGATCGGTGTCTTCATTTCGGCTGCGTGTCGCTTCATCAGCTCCATGACAGCACCATCACCGAAGTTCGATTCGATCAAGCAGAGGGTAGCTTTGTATTTCTTTGCTCGTCTAAGAATCTCACAGAGGGTCTTGTCCGAGTAACCGTCTTGGTTAGCAAAGATGTCACGGACAAAGATGAAGCCGTTAAGCTGACTCATAATCACGGCAACGGTTTCGTCTTTTCCGCGTCCCGAGGGGTCCACCGCAACAATAGTTTGCCCGTAGGGGACAAAGTCCGATGTAGTCTTAGGCCGGTGCCATCTATCGCCAGGGAGAGCAACAGCAGGCAGGTTAAGCTGAGTGTCCTGATCGGAGCCCCAGACCAAGTCTGACGGACCCTTTTCCATGTCAAGCGGTAATACTGAAAAGTCGCTGAGCTTGAGAGGAAACTTGAGGGCGTCCGAAAGGGACGTGTCCAGCATGAACTGCAACATAAAGTTGCTACGCGACATACTGGTTTCCCTTTCCAGTAGGTTAATCTCAGAAAAGCGCGTATCTGTGGGCGTCCACTTAACAGTTTCGTGACCCTTCTTTTCAATGTCCCTAACAAGTTGCGGCGCAAGTACTTCGTCGTATCCAGTCAGATCTTTGGGGTAACGTGCTGGCCAGACAAAGGGTTTATAGTTACGTTCCCTCAGTGTACGATAAATTGTAAAAGTAGTTTGTGGCGTACCGAGAAACACGATACGACTGTCTTCTTTTGGGGTAAGGACGGACTCGCCCTCAGTAACCAACTGCAAAAGTTTTTCACGCATGAAGTCGGTAGCAGAGTTAGCGGGAACCTCAACGTCATCGAACACAATAAGGTCGGCTCGACTGCCGGTGATTTGACCCGTAATTCCGACACTTTTAACAGACGGCGCCTGAGCGGGTCTACAGCCCGCAACGTCAAACGAGACACGCGACCATCGTTGGTCATCGTCCACAGGGCGAAAATGAGCCAACCAATCGAACTCAAGAATACATTTTTGACAGAAGATTGTAAAGTCATCAGCTCTTTGTTTAGACGCAGAAATAACAAGGATCTTCTTATCACGGTCGTTCCATAGCGTCCAGAGAACGAAGGCAGCAGCGATCCAGCTTTTTCCGAGTCCCCGGAATGCTTGGATTTGGAGTCGCTTGGGTCCATTTTGGAGGTAGTTAGCGATAGCGATCTGTGCTCTTGTTGGAGGAGGCAGGTCTAGCGACTTCCATACAAGAGAAAGAAATAAGGGAAAACTGGCCTCCAGACGGGCCTCTGGGGTGCCTATTTTATGCGCCATATGGATAGATACAAAAAAAGGGGCGGAGGCCCCCTAGAGAGCCTCCTAGAGGCCTATCAGAAGGAATACTTCAGACCGGCCTTTGTGCCATACGAGTTGACCTTGTCGGCAACCATGCTGAGTTCGCCGTAGACGGACAGCACGGGGGACACGGCAACAGAGCCACCGGCTTTGCCAGTGAACTTGGTTTCAGCCTCACCACCATCGGGCGAGAAGAGGGTAGGACCACCTTGGATATAGACACTCAAGGAGTCAAAGGTTTCTTCTGCGCCGATGTGGAGGTCGGTGGAAGTGCCCGAGTAGTCAGAGCCAGAGAAACCGCTGTTGGCCTCCACGTTGACGTAGGGACCAGCAAAGGCAGGGGAAGCAGCTCCGAGGACCAGAGCGGAAGCGATAATGGTTTTCATGTGGAAATTGGGTGTTTACTTTTTGAGACGGGTGTGGTAACGCTTGCCACGCCAGGTAAATTCTTTTTTACCAGCGCGACGGGCGGCAGCAAAAGCCTTGTCAAAAGCCTTTGCGCCTGCGCTGAGCTTAGCAGGCTTTTTGGGTTGTGGCTTCTTAGCCTTGTCAAATGCTGCCTTTTCGGTTTTCTTGTAGTCCTTAGGCAGGTTGGCCACAGGCTTTTTGCCACGCTTAGCTGCGGGCTTGCCGCTGCCTTGACCACGCCGAGAACCACTGCCTTTTGGCAGCTTAGGCATGTCTGCCATGGTCAAAGGTTTAATCTCGTTAGCACGCTTGCGTTTGAGAGCCGCAGGACTAAGCAGACGATCTTGAATTTTGTTTGCAGCTGCCAGTGCCAACGTAGCCAAACCGCCACGACCAACAGCTTTACGCAGACCACGACCTGCGCGAGCTGCCTTGAGCTTAGAGGTCATGTTGGCCAGGTTCTTGGGCGCATTAGCACGACCCCGCAGAGCCGATGCACCACGTTTGATGCTAGGCTTCTTTGCCTTGTCTAGCTCTGCCTTGCGGACAAGGGGACGACCGCCCTGGCCACGTTTGCGAGCTTGAGCAGCTTTTGCAGCAAGCTTACGCATGGTAGGCTTATTGCGGTTTACCATGCCACTGCCCCGACGAGGCTTAGGCTTAGAGGCAGATGCAGAACCAGTACGACCGGCACCTGGGGCTTGACCGCCTTTAACGCTAGCAGGACCTTTTTCTAATTTTTTAGCACGAGCTTCACGCCGCAGGCGCATCTGCCGTTGGCGCATCGTTTCGGTTGGCTTTTTAGCCTTACTTTTTTTGGCTGCCATTTATCAGTTCTCCGCGCTGGAGGCCAGACCCATGGTGCCAGTAGTAGCAGTCTTAGCAGTGGTATTACGGTTACCTACGATAGCAGTGTTGATCAGACCAACAAGATCAGCAATGGTGTAATCAGCAACAGCTGCGTTAGCAACAGCTTGAGTCAGTGCCACCACGCTAGTGCCTTCAGCTTCCAGGCCATCCAGTTGGACACCCAGAATGCCATTAACGTTAAGGAATTGGCGGGTTCCGGTCAGATCACCGTAAGCAGTTCCGCCAGCAGGATTAGTTGCCATTGTTTTTAAAAATAATTAAGCAGTAGTCCAAGAAAGGACTTTGGAAAAGTTGTCAAGACAAAAAGTTTCTTGACCGACCCACCAGCTAAGCCAGTGGTCAGAGCCTTTACTTTGATTGCACGAAAGGCAGGCACAAACCATGTTGTGAGTTGTGTCGTGGCCTCCTTTTGCTTTTGGGTGGAGATGATCC